CCTGCGTTCTGCATCGGTACAGATGACGATGTTGTTGCGGTCGTTTACGGCGATTACCATGACCGCGATCAGGGTAAAAACGATGCTCGCCTGATCGCCGCCACACCCGAGCTTTACGAGGCGCTGACTGCGTTGCTACGCGAAGTCAAGAAAGCGGGGTTTGAGAGTGCCCACGACTATGGCTGGCCGACGGTCATCCCGGCAGCAGATGCCGCACTCGCCAAGGCGCGGGGAGAAAGCTGATGGCGATTTCGCTCGCCAGCCTGCGCCGCGGCCCACAGCGCCGCCCGCCGCGCATGATCGTGTACGGGCCGGAGAAGATCGGCAAATCAACTTTCGCCGCCAGTGCGCCCAAACCGATCTTCATTCCAACCGAGGATGGCACCGACGCGCTCGACGTGTCGGCGTTCCCGCTCGCCAAAAGCCTGCAGGACGTGCTCGACGCGATCGGCGTGCTGATTACCGAGGATCACGATTTTGAGACGCTGGTGATCGACAGCGCCGATTGGCTCGAAACGCTGGTGCATCACAAGATCGCCGCCGATCACAACGCGCCATCAATCCAGGGGTCCGGCAGCAAGGGCGATCCGCTTGGCTACGGCAAGGGATACGGCCTCGCGGCCGATCAGTGGCGCGTCATCCTTGAAGGCTGCGACCTGCTGCGCAACGAAAAAGGCATGGTCATCCTTTTCCTGGCGCACTACAAAATCAAGAGATTCGACGATCCGACCAGCGACAGCTATGACCGGTTCATGCTCGACCTGCACGATAGCTCGTCGTCGCTTTTGCGCGAATGGTGCGACATCATCGGTTTTCTCAATCTGCGCATCAGCCTCGATCGCACCGATGCGGGCTTCAACCGCAAGATCGTCAAGGGCAAGAGCGGCGGCGACCGAATGCTCTATCTGGAGGATCGCCCCGGCTTCGTCGCCGGCAACCGTTACGGCTTACCCGACGAGATCATGGTGCCGCGCGAGAACGGCTGGTCTGCCTTCGCCGCCGAACTCGCCAAGGTGATGATGCCGAAGGTGGCCGAAACGGCCAAACCGAAACCCGTCAAAGCAGCGTGAAAGGAACGCGAAAATGGCCGATCTACCCGATGTGTCCGGCGTCGATCCCAATGCCGGATCGTTTCCCGTGCTCCCGCGCGGGCAATATCCCGTTCACATTTACGACAGCGAGAAGAAGACCACGAGCGATGGCGAGGGCGAATATCTGCGCCTCTACATGGAGGTCATCCAGGGCGAGCATTCCGGCCAGAAGATGGCCTGGTGCGACCTCAATCTGTGGAACCGCAGCCAGCAGGCTGTCGAGATCGCGCAGCGCCAGTTGGCGCAGATCTGCCACGCGACGAATACGGTCGGCGCGCGCGACAGCGCAGCGTTTCATCACAAGGCGATGATCGCCGATGTCGACGTGCAGCCGGCGCGCAATGACCCGAGAACCGGCAAAAGCTACGGCGAGCGCAACATCTATCGCCGCTTCCTGCCGATCAACGGCACGGCGCAGCCGGCGGCGAGCGGTGCGGGCGGCATTGCGGCCGCAACTGCGGTATCCACGCCAGCAGCGACCGCGCGCGGCAGTGCGCCATGGAGGCGATAACGGCAGATCATGCCCGCCATCCCCGCACCATCCGACCCGACGCTTGAAGCCGTAGATCGCGCGATCGAGGCGGGACAGGAGACACGCCTGAGCAATCGCTTGGGCGCGTCTCAGATCGGTAATCCGTGCGAGCGCGCGTTGTGGTACGGCTTCCGCTGGACTACCGCGCCGCGCTTCGATGCCGCTACGCTCAAACGGTTTCAAGACGGCCACGACGGCGAAGCGCAGATGGCGGCGCGGCTGCGCGCGATATCGTGCATCGAAATTCACACGCATGATCCTGAGACCGGCAATCAATTCGAGTTGACCGCGATCGAAGGGCATTTCGTCTGCTACATCGATGGCGTCGTGCTCGGCTTGCTGCAAGCGCCGAAGACCTGGCATGTCTGGGAACACAAGGTCAGCGAGAAATACGCCGCGTTCGTGCGCCTCGTCGGCAACTATGGCGGCAAGGCGGCGCTGCGTGAGTGGAACGAAGTCTACTACGCGCAAGCCGTGATCGGCATGCATCTGACCGAGTTGACCCGCCACTACCTCACCGTCTCGTCGCCCGGCGGCCGCAACACGATGTCGTGTCGCACCGAGGCCAATCCCGAGGAAGCCTTGCGCCTGCTTGCCAAGGCGCGGCGCGTGATCGAGGCTCCGAACGCACCGACACGGATCAGCAATGACCCGGCCTTCTTCCGATGCCGCTTCTGTGACCATGCGGAGGCCTGTCATGGCGACAAGCGCCCGCTGGTGTCCTGCCGCTCCTGCCTTCATTCCTCGCCCACAGAGGGCGGAAACTGGCACTGCGCGCGATTTGGCAAGACACTTACGATCGACGAGCAGAAAGAGGGGTGCCCGGCGCATCTCTATATCCCAAGCATGATCAACGGCGAGCAGATCGACGCAGCCGAAGATGGCGCGTGGGTGCTGTACCGGCTGCGCGACGGCAGCGAATGGTGCGATGGGGTTGCGGCGTAATGTCCAGATCCGGTTATGGCGATTACGATTGGTGCGATTATCCAGAGTGGGCACTGATCCGCTGGCGTGGTGCGGTCAAAAGCGCATTTCGTGGCCGACGCGGACAAGCCTTCCTCCGAGAAATGCTTGTGGCGCTTGATGCATTGCCAGTCTCGCATCTCGTCGCAAATGAACTTGAAACTGCCGGAGAGGTATGCGCGCTCGGCGCAGTTGGACGCGCGCGTCATATTGATATGGTTAAAATTGATCCCGAAGATCGCGAGACGGTAGCCACTACATTCGGCATAGCAGCCGCAATGGCTGCGGAGATCATGTATGAAAATGATGAAGCAATCGGTAGTCGCGAAACGCCAGAACGGCGCTTTGACCGAATGCGTCATTGGATTGCATCAGAAATCAAATCCGAAACAACCTGATCGGATGGAGCGTTGGCATGTTACGGACTGTGCCTGCTGATCTCAGTATGGCTCGATCATCACGGCTACGCGCCGCACCAGCGCGACGCGATGCTGCGGCAGGCGTGGACCGAATCCCGCTTCCAGCCGTGCGCCGTCAGCGGTTCCTCGGGAAGTTTTGGCTTGTACCAATGGGCGGGGTCGCGGAAGCGGCGGCTGCTCGCGATTGGCGCGTGCCCGTCATGGGAAACGCAATTGAAATTCGCTGACACCGAGCTGCACACCGCGCCCTACAGCCGCTTCTGGTCAACATCGCCGCGTGTGGCATTCGGCGTGTTGCGCGAGTGCTTCGGGCGCGGGCGATGCTAGCTGATAGTCAGCACTAAGGGAGAGCTGCGTTGACCCTATTCGTTGTCTCATTTCTCTGTACCATCCAGTCGTGCCTGATCCCGCAACCGCAAGAAAATCCGGCGTACAGTTTCTACGCCTCCAGAGAGGCATGCGAGCGACGCCTCTCCATTGCGAGGCTTCCGACTGGGTTAGAGGGGGCGTGCATTGAGACCGAAACGGTAACTTACAGCCAGTATGGCGGGTTCAGCGCGAACGCATCCATCATGATCAACGTCGACCGCTGATAACGGCTACTATCGAGGATCGCAGGATTTCTGCGGGTCGCAGGCTCGGTTTCGGCCGGCCGGCCGGCTACCGAGGCGGCGGCGCAAACCCGCGCGGCGGTCCATAGCCAGCAGCGATGCCGCTCGGTGAGTTGGGTGCGTGGAGCGATTCCCATTTCTCGGTAATGTCGAGCAGCTTTTCTGCCGCCAGCAATTCCTTGGCCCGAATCAGATGGTTGACCGCGATCAGGAATCCATGTCGCTGCTCGATCGCTTCGCGCCGGTCATGTGGCTCGAAGTCATCAGCAGCAAAGGGGCGGCTCATCGGGCGTTTTCCGGATCGGGCAGGAGGCCGGCGGCGAGGACCCAGGAGTAACCGCCGCTGGCCCAGCCGACGAGGTAAACGCGGCCGTGGGTCGGGTCGTCGGCGATCCGCATGACGCGGCCGGGGTACCGGCAGGTAATCCGGAGGTAATCGCCGAGGATAACGGAATCGCCGATGGCGAACGCGGTCACCGGGTTGACCGACGCGGCCGGGACGAGCCAGACCTGATCCCCGGTCGATTCGAACTTGACCTCAAGCGCGCCGGCCGGGTCGCGGCCGACGACGTGGCAGCGCTTCCCGGCGGCGAACGCGTACCCGACGCCGACGTAATAGGCGCGGAGCGTCGTCCAGCCGTAACCTCGCCCATCAGGCGAAGCCGCGACGGGCGAGGTTATTTCTTCAAGTCGAACGCGGATCGCGTCGTAATCGTCGGCAGCGCGCGTCATGGGGCGGCCTCGCAGTATCGTTCGGCCTCGTTCCGGTTGACGGTAATCGTCGCGCCGTTGGCCGCGCTCCGGCAGTCGACGTACGACGGTGTGCGGAGGTCACCGAAGAGCGATGTCGGTCACGACTTCTGCAACGCGTCGTTGGCCTGATCGAGCGCCGCATCGATCTGCGCCTGCTGATCCGGCGTCGCCGGCGTGTGCGAAGTCAGCAGGTTCCATGCCGTCTTGACGCCCTCGATCTCGGTCGGCGCATTCTTCAACAGATCGATCAGGACCGGCAGGACTGCGGTGATGACAACTCCCATGATTGCCTCCTAGTTCGCGGGCACAGCGGCGCGCAGGTTCTGGATTGCGGTCAGCGCGACCGCCAGCATGGTGCTGTCGCGCTCTGCCGCCTTGACGGCATTGTAGGCCGTCTGCGCGAGGCTCTTGATGCGCGCCTTCGTCGCGGGATCGGCGGTCGGCTGGCTGGTGTAGGCCAGCGCCACCTGATCGGCGACGGTCAGCGCGACCTCGGCCGCCGCGACATCGTTGGCGACGGTCGTCTGCGCGGCCTGGTTGGCGCAGGCGCTGAGCGACAACGCGAGCACCGATGCGAGAATGATCTTGCGCATGGCGCTATGCCGTGGCCGGCGGCGCGAGCGCGGCGTCGAGTTTCGCGTTGAGCGAATCGAGTTGCGTGCCCACCGGATCGAGGCTGGCCTCCGAGACGCCCGTTGGCGTCGCGCTCAGCTTGGCGATCAGCGCATCGATCTTCGGCCCGAGGTCGTTGACCTTCTGGATAAGCTCGGCTTCGGTCATGGCTCTTTGTTCCTCATGCACGATGATGCGGTGAATGCCCGCCGCTATGGCGTTCAGTGCCTCGCGTATCTCGCGTATCACGAAGCGACTTTCGCCGCCAGTGCCTTCACCGCGTCGGAGGCATCGGCGGAAACCGGCGCGCTGTTCGCCAGCGCCGCGATCGTCGCGGTATCCTTGGCCGCGCTCATGTCATCCTTTTTGGCGCTTCCCGCCGAACTGCCGAA